CTCCAGTCACCGCTCCTAACAAACGATTTATTCCCGATGCTCCTGCTTGTTTATTTGCTTGATATCCTTTGTATCCACCATAAGCTGCGAGTACATAAGGTAAAACATTTAGCATTGTATAAATTCTCCTTTTAGATCTAAAGTCTCTAATATTACCATTTTACTTGGCTGATATCAACTCATCATGAAACTTGCCTTGGTATTGATGCTCTCCTACATGCACTATCGCGTCATTAATATAGGCATAGCATTTACCCCCTAAATCTCTCCAAAGTTTACAAAATGCAAAATCTTCTCCGTTGTAAGTCTTTTCTTTTGGGTCATGAAGAGTATCAAAAAAATTCCACATATTAGGTTTGTTAACATATTTACCGTTGATGACTGTCTTTTGTACTATTTCTTTTTCAGGATATTTCTCAATCATTTTTTCTATAACTTCTCTCTTAATAAGCATACATCCTGTTGGTGAATCTGTTACTTCCATAACACCTTTATCAACCTTTATATTATTAGGATCGGGCACTTTCATAGGATAAGTGTGCAAAGCTTTTCTTATATCATCGGGTGATTTAATTAAACCTTGTTGCATTTTATTAAAAGCTTTTTCCCACATTAAAGTTTTTAAAGGATATGGTACAGATATAATATGCTTGTCTGCATTTAACATAGCAAATATAGATTTACCTTGAAAATATATGTCAGAATCAATAAATAATAAATGTGTTGCTTTCGACTCTAATAAACCAGCTACAGATAAGTTTCTTCCTTGAGTTACTAAAGATGATTTTATTAAATGAAAAGATACTTTAAGTTTTTTCTTAAAACACTCTTGTTGAAACTCTATTAAAGCTTGAGTGTAGTGTATAGAAACTTCACTATGTACAGGTGTCGCTACAAATAATTCTATATCTTTATATTGATTTGGATCTTCTTTCCATAAAGGTTCTGTAGCTTTTTCATAATCAGATTGTGTTTCTATATTTACTTCTTGTAATGTTTGATATGTATCCTCATTGATATATTTACTGCTTGACACTTAGGGCTCCTTTCAAAAAGTTTGTCCATTCCATAGCTTTTTTATCCCAGCTATAAAAATTTTTATAATATTTTTGTTGTTCATCTAAATGTTTTTGTATTGTATCTGTGTGTAAGTATTGTGCACTTACATCTATCGCTCCTGCTATGCTTCCTGCTAACAATTCTAAATTTTTTGTGTAATTAACATAGACAGGCCATTCAGCGCAAGTTTCAGGCAAAGCACCAAAATTAGTCGTAATGACATGTAATCCTGCAGCTAAAGCTTCTAAAGCTGAAGCACAAAATGTTTCTTCAAATATAGATGGGTACACAAATAAATCATAATCTGTTATATGCTTCAATATATATTCATTAGGTTTATAACCAATGTAATTTACATTAGGTAATTTTTTAGCTTGTTCAAATAATCCTTCTGTATCTTTGTTTGCTCTATCGGCAAACTCTTTTCCATAAACTTCATTAGAACTATATACATCAAGTGTAATATTTTTATTTTGCACATATTGCATAGCCAATAATAATACGTTCAAACCCCTCCAAGGTGTACAGTGGTGCATTATTCTAATTGGATCACCTTTTTTGTATATTTTTCTTTTAGGGAAATGGTGTGCACCATTTTTAATTACAATAGATCTATCTTCAGGTATTTGAAAAAAATATCTAAATTTTTCATAACACCAATGTGAATTAAAAACATACCAATCGTATTCGTGGTGTCTGTCTTTGTTTCTAAAAAAACTTTGTAGGTTTGGTTGATCCCAAGAATTTTTTTGCCAAAGAATATTTATTTTACTAGGGTCCAGTGGCACTTTTCCAGGAATAGATGTGCATATTTGAAATTTACTTAATAAATTTTTATCTACAAATTTTTCAAGCAACTCATGTTGGAGTTCAGTTGCGCCTCTGGGTTTCATTACTTTTTAGTTTTTGCACCCAAAGAACCAGCTCTTGTAACTTTTATTTCAAGGTCTTGTCTAAAATCATCTTGAGTAGTATCAGTGTTGGGATCAGCAACATCAGCATCAAAATCAGCTTTGCTATCATACACTTTACCTGTTCTCTTATGTTTGATGGTTTCTATAGCCTCTGCTTTTATTTTTGGTAAATCACTCATTGTTTACGTCCTTGTCTATTATATTTCTTATTGTGTTGCAACTTCTTTTTTTTATTAACATTTTTTGTATGCCTTCTCGGTCTTTTACGAGGTTTTGGTCTGGGTACAAAGTGTGTAAATTTTTGTCTAGCCATTCTCCTGTGATCTATCTATTTGTGCATAACTTATTGCACCTTGTATTGTGTTACTTCCTGTAGCTGCTTGCACAGTTATTGCATCACCAGCTTCAAGATTCAAACCTTGAGGTGTAGCATTGACCTGTGTTTTTGCAGCAAGATCAGCTCTAAAAAATTCATACTCTGCACTTGAATCGGATGAATCAACTAAATTCATATTTACTAACACGGCTGATGATCCATCGTTATTTGCACAATAAACACTTTTGACTATACATGTTGCATCACTAGGGCAAGTAAATACTGTAGTCTTGCCTGTGCCAGCTTGTTTGAAACCTTGGTTTTTATATTGTATGGTCATGATAAAAAATAATTAAAAGCATCTTGTTCATTTTTTAATTCTTGCTGATAAGAAGTGTTTAACTTATCTTGCATCGTTCGTAAAGACTGACTTACTTGTCTTTGATTTTCTTCAGTATAAATTGGTGTAGGTTCTGGAATTACTATATCAACTCTAGCCATTATTAATAATTACTATGTAACCCTCCAGATCCCGAAGTTTGTCTTGATTGTCTACTGGTTGATTTTTTTGAAGAAGTTGTTTTTGTTGGTGTTTGACCTCTTCCTCTGTCACCTATTCCTCCTGAACCTTTATCATCATACATTCCAGAATCTATTTTCTTTTGAATATCTCTAGCCTGAGCCATATTTCTAGCAGCAGCATCTAATCTACCTTGTAAACCTCCATATCTTTGCATATCTAAATAATCTGCTAAAGATGTTGCTTGACCAAAATCAGATTGTTGTATTCTTCTATTTAATCCCGCTAATCCTTTTGGTCCTCTCATCAAAAGACCTGCTCCCGGTATTGCTGCAGAAATAGCTAATTGTAAAAGATTTTCTAAACCTGAAGTTTTTCTTTTTGGTGTTATGATAGAATCATCTCTTTGTATCATTTCTTCATAATCTAAGGGCATATTAGTATCAGAAATAAGTAATGGAGCAATTCCAGATGTTTTATTTATTAAAGGCTGTGCATTTAATTTTGCAGCTGTTGGAATAGTTCCTGTAGCACCCATGTCAACATTTAATGAACCCTGTTGATCATTTGGAAAAAATTCAGGTTGTGGATAACTACTATTTAAAAAAGGTTGATTACGATTCATGTCTTGTCTAGGTGTGATTGGATTTCTTAAATTAGAATAATTTAACCCTATTAAATCATTTACAGTTAACATTATCCCCTCATTCCATCTAATTGTACATCAGCTCTAAAAGTTCCAAAACGCCAATTTTCATCAGTTGATGTGTTGGCTATTTTTAAACTAGCAAATCTAGCTCTTGCTCTTGTATCTACCTTTTGTGTTGATCCGGTGACCGTGAATGGTCCTAGTGGAGACGATGCTTCTGTATCACTTGGAAAATCCCTAAGCAAAATTGTTACTTGAGCATTGCCTTGTATAGTTTTAAAGTCAGGGACAAATCTTCTCATACTCATAAAAAACTCACCATTGGTGCCCTGAGGATTTAAACTAAAATCTCCAGATTCTATAAAAGCTGGAATTGCAGTTTTGTTACCTGCTGTGTCTACCTCGTTAACACCTTTTTCATGTTCAAAATATTTAGTTGATCCATTTATATTTGTAACTCCTTGAACTGTAGGAAAAGTACCAACACCAGTTGAAGTAAATTCTGTTGCATATGGATTTTCAAAAAGATTAGCATCAACCCAAGTAGTTCTCGATAGTGATCCAGTTACCCAAGTGCCGTCTTGGTAATTATAACAAACATATCTATCATTAAAATCAGATGTTGCTTGTGGATAGTACCAACAAATTTCTTCGTATAAATGATTTAGACCAACATAAACAGATTCTCCAGCAGAATAATTAATTCCTAAATTACTTCCATTTTTTGTAGTGAATACAAAATCTTCAACAGCGCAAGGTAAAGATTTAACAGTACCATCAAATGCAAAGAAACCACCAGATTCTCCCATCCAATAAACTATACCATTAACATATTTCATAGCATGTTGCCCAATACATCCGCAATTAGATCCCACTTGTCTAATTGAAAAAGTAAAAGGTGGGCCCACAAATTGCATTACATAAGCTGCATTATCAGTTAAAATAAAAGTATAATCTTTACCTTTAACTGCTCCAACAAT